GATCGTGATATCGCGCGAAGCTGATCCGCGCGACTTCGTACTCGCGGCCATGCTCGTCCGTAAATCGATGTCGCATCGCTGTCACTCCACGTACGTGTGTCGCTACGCTCCCACTTCGTGTGTCGCTCCGCTCCCACTTCGTGTGTCGCTATGCTCCCACTTCGTGTGTCGCTATGCTCCCACTTCGTGTGTCGCTGTCGCTCCCTCACGTGATCAGGGCGTTACCTCGAAGTACTCGGGATAACGATACACACCGGCATCGAGTAACGGCGATACCACGAACGTAACCGAGATAACGATAGCTTGGCCCATCTGCTCGGAGCGATTGAAGCGTGTCACCTCGACGAGCGATTTTATTCCCCACGAACCGACCTCGGTACGCGGACCGTTGAGGCAAAGAACGTGCAGTTGGCTGCGAGCGAAAAACGCCTGACGAATTTGCGCGACACTGGGGTCACCCGCGACATCGAGCATATCAAACTCGATGGTCGCTTCCTTCAGCGTCGCGACTTGCGTGCGCCAACCCGCATGCGCACGCGTCGTCACGTCCGCGGTCGCATGCGACAAGTTTAGTGTCAGGTTATTGACATTCGGCACCTCGACCCACGTCGGCGTGGTCCAGTTATTCGCGCTATCGACGTAGAGCTTCGCGAGGTGCCCTAGTCGTGTTCGACTCATGACTTCGCCTCCTTATAAAACTGCGCCAGTTTCTTCAACCCTTCGCGAAACGCGGGTTTCATGTACTCGCGCTTCGGATACTTCGCGACACGTGCGCCGTATCGACGTACGCCGCTGTGCTCGTGAAGCGCCGGCACCGGTGAGTCAGGACGTAGTAATGTCGGTCCGATGACAACGCTTTTTCGTCGCTCGTCGAGCGAGAAGAAGATGAATTTTCGTAACTGCCCTTTGTGCACCGACGGCGGTTGTCCCGGTGGCGACGCGGTCTTACGTCGACGCATGCTTCGCTGCGCGACCAACCGCACAAACGCACCGAATCGCTTGAAGACGCGCAGCGTCTTGCGATCGAAGTGGCGCACGACCGCTGCGCGATCGAGAAAGAGCTGCTTGACTTTTACGATCGACTCCGATGCCATCACAACGGCTCCAATACGGCGTAGCGCGCGGTTGCACTCGCGCGAACGAACGAACTTTCATCGAATACTTCCTCGATCTCGTAGATCGGATCGGAAAATGAGATCGAATCGAACGCGTACGCGATACCACCACGTTCGAGTACTTCTTGACTCGTGATGCGCGATGCAATCGAGTGCACGTCGTTCACAACGGTCTCGATCGACGACGCGTCCACGTACGGTCGAACGCGAACGACTTCTACGTCGAGAAGGAATCGAAATCGCGATCGCGAAAGCCGCTCGCGCTCGGAGCGAACGAACGTAACAACGCACACGTCGGGCGTCTCGCGTGCGAGGACCCAATAGTGCGCCCACGTCTTCGACGCCGCAACCGAGGCCGCCGGTGGCGGACCGTTGAGCGCGTCGACAACAGCGTCTAGTAAGTTCGCGATCATCGATCCATCAACACGAGGGCACGAGTCGCTGCCGAGGGAACGTCACCACCGACTACTACGCCAACACGTTTATTGCCGGTCGCTGTCGTTGTGAACCGGCTATTCGCATTGTTCCAGTAAACGACTGTTCCTTGCGTCCAGGAAGCGCCTGTATCGCGCGGGCCTTCGATAACGGCGCCGACCGCGACACCACACTGAACGCCGGCCTTCACCGGTTCAAGCGTAACCGCCGGCAGGTCGCCGAAAAAAACGAGCGTGCCAGCGTGTACGTCGGAATTGAACGTGACCGGAACCACGAGATCGTGATGTTTCACAACAACGTTCATCGTTTACCTCCTTAGGATGCTAACCTCGTCCAAACGCGAACGAGGAAACCGTAGGGATCGCTCGAAGTCGTAGCGTGCGCACCGCCGACAGCACGCACAACGACGTATCGCTGCGATGTCGCGACGTTGACGATTTCGTCTGCGACGCGCGGCCAATAACCTGCAGGCAAGTCGCTAGCGCGCACAACGAAGCACTGCGTCGTTGTGTCGGCTGCGACCTGACCACCGAGAGACACCGACTGCGAATCGCGGCGTGCGACTACGGCGTCGATCTCGGTACCGTTCGGAAGCCGAAGCCGAACGCCGCGACTGCGAAGTAGTGTCTCGAAGAAATCGTTTAGGATCGCGTTCATCGTTTCTCGTTGTCATCACGACGTCGCACGCACTGCAGCGCGATGATCGAGTAGCGCGACACCGAAGTGCCAGTAGGCTCGAACCGAGTAGCCGAGGAACTGCGGACTCGGCTGCACTTCTTCGATGATCGGCGTCTCCTGGCCGCGCAGGAACGCGACTGCGAACGCTGGTGTCGTAGCGGGATCAGCTACGAGATACCACGTCGAATTGGCACCGTTCGTCGGCAGATACTGCGTAACGACCGGCTCGAATTGGCCGGCGTAAGCGTTCGTTACCGGCAACGTACGATCTCTGTTGCCCGCAATCACGATTGTCACGGCGTTGAACAGATTCTCAGCGGTCGCTTTCAGTCCGACCGGTACGACGAGAAAGCTCGGTTTCACGAAGACCGGCTGACCGAATTGGTCCTTCTGCGCGAGCATCGCTTCGACAGCACGATCGAGATTCGGAATCGTAAGCGGCGCATCCGTGACGACGTTCGCGTTCGCGGTGCTGAAAAAGTTGCCCGGGTTCGCGACGACCGTGCTCCAGAAGAGATTCTCGAGTGCGATAATCGCGCCACGCGCGGCCTCCTGCGGAATCGCGAGAAACGCACCGAGATCATCGTTGATAACGTCTTGATGCGTAATCGTGAACAACCGTCCATATGTATCGACTTTCACCTGCCAGCCGGTATCGCCGATGCGCTCCTGCGCGATCGAGCCACTCTGCGGTACTCTCTCGAACTGCGCAAACGCGTTGAGCCTCGCGAGCGTGTGCGGCATGAAGTTTACGGTCTCCACGACTCGCGCGACTCGCAGGCACGTCGGTGGCATCGTCTCGTAAGTCGAAACGAGAATTCGATACGCCGATTCACGTAAGAGATTCGGAAACGATCGCACGCTAAACGCGGCGCGGATCACGTCTGTCGGTGAAGAGTATGGATCGACGCGATGACCTTCGAGTCGCAGGCACTCGCGCGCTAACTGCAGCAAACCGAGGTTGCGATACTTCGACGCAGCATCGACGATCCGCGGCGCGAATTTCTTCTCTACACTCTTCGCGACTGAACCGCCAGCGCGGAGCATAACCGCGGCGGTGAGCACTTCGTTCGTGTCCAAGCCGACATCGAACGCGTGCACAACTCGACTGCTGGGCCGACTCGCACGAATCGCAGCGAGCTGACACTTCTTCGTCGACCAGTTTTCTTGAATCGCGCGTTCCGCGAGGTGCGGATATTTCCCGAGAATTCGCTTCACGATTTCAACCCTCCGAGCGGCTTTCGCGGCTACAACTGACGTGCCGATGTCCGCGGGAACATCGACGATCGAAATCTCGCGCAACACGGCGAGATCGACTACGTAAAGCGGACCCGTAAACGACTGGCCGTTGACTTCGACTTCGGCGCCGTCGGGAATCTCGCGGTATTCGATAACCTCGAGTCCGATCGAAGCCTTCCACGGAAAGCCGTTCTCGATCGAAGAGAGAAAGTCGCGCGAGTACTCGGTATCACGCGACACCACGGCGTCTGCTACGATCTCGTTACCCTCGATCGCGATATTCGTTGTGTGCCCGATACCGGCGTACTCGTCGTGCGCGTAACGAATCGGCAACGAACTCGTCGGGATCTCGAGACCGCTAAGATCGACCACGACCGGCAGCGGCCAACCTTCGACGGTCATCGTACCGCCGGTGTACGCGACGATCTGGATTTTCCTTAGCTCTGACGCGGCATCGTCAGTCGGCTGCGGTTCTTCGGTCGCCGGTTGCTCTTCGTTCTGCGCGGCGATTTCGCTTTCGTCTTTCTCGTCTTCGTCTTCGAGCTCGTCTTCAGGACCCTGCGCGCGAATCCTCGCCTTCGCTCGAATCCGAAGAAACTTTTTCGTCGTCTTCGGCATCGCTATTACCTCCTTTCTCGAAAAGGAAACCGAGACCGAGTTCGCTCGCGAGCGCGTACTCTTTCGCCCGCTGACGCAACTCGCTCACCCAATCACGACCCTGCTTCGCGTACTCGTACGCGAACGTCGTAAGACCGCTCTGAAGACGCAAGCGCTGCGCCTTCGCTTCTTTCTCCGGATCGACGCCCTCGAGCGCAGGCCAATACCACTCGTGATCCGGTACGTCACGACCTAAGCCGACTAACGCTGACGCTTCGCTGTCAGCGATGCGCCACTCGCGATAAAACGCTCGCAAGAGCGGCTCAAGTATGATCGCTTCGATCCGCGCACGCTCGACTTCGAGTGCGCGATACCAGTTGCGCAGATCGAGTCGGCCACTCGAGAAGTTCGCACGCGAAGAGTCGTTGAGCGCGACTACGACCGGCACGTTCAAGCACCTCGCGATTTCGCTCATGAGGTGATACACGAAGTCGCCGTAGGTCGTTGTCGGGTGTTGCGCTGTCATCTGCGATAGGCGCCAACCCGGTGGCAGCACAGTGGCACTACGTGGCCGAAGATCGACGAATTGCCAAACGAGTTCGCGGGCGAATCGCTCGGCATCGCGAGGAATATACGCAGCCGAATCGGTCTGCAAAACCGCCGCAAGATTCGCAGCCGTCTCAGCCGCAGCCGCGGTCGCGAGCGTGAATCGACGCAAGATCGAGAACAGCGGTAGCGCCGGCGTAATCTCGGGTACACCGCGCCACTGGCCCGGTCGCTCGCGATGGAAGTAGTGTATCACGGAATCCGCCGGTATCGTCTCGTACGAGTAGTCGATGTCGGCGACCGCGATGTCACCGGGATGTCGCCGCAGTACGTGATACGCCGCTGGCAGCCCGTAGTCATCAAAGACGATGCCCTCGACGGGTTGCATGAGTGCAGAGATCGGACCTTCGCTAACCTGTTCCGGTTCGACGAGTCGAACTGCGAGTTTCACCTTCGTTCGCTGCCGCGGGTAATCGCAGAGAATCGCGAACGCCTCACCGTCGACTACGACGCAGCGTCGCATCGTACGCAGAATCTCGGGCAGATCGACCGCGGCGCACCACTCGAACCACGCGCGCTCGAGACGAAGATTCAACTCTTCGTTCGCAGTACGAACCTGCAAGACCGGCCCGGTGCCGACCGTATAATTCGCGATCGTTGAGACGATGCCATTCGCATAACTATTGTTCGCGACTTCGTAACGCGCTCGATTCCGCAGCGTACGACGCACACTCGGCGTCAACGCAGCCGACGGCGATAGTGCATCCGCTTGCGACCAGTGCTGCGCGTTGTCCGGGGTCGTAGCCGCGGCATCGTAACGCGCGCGAAGCGAAACGTCTGCTCGCGCTGACGACGCGCTGCCATTCGTACCGAAGACTCGACGCAACCACCCGATCATCCTAACGCTCCCGGCGCGTTCATTTTCACGACGACCGCTTTCGGCTCCGATACTTCGCGTACGAACTCGAGCAGCTCGCTCACGTCGCGATACTGGACCGTCATGCCATCGACAGTAACCGTCTTCGGCTGCCGCGCTTGCTCGACTAACGATTCGATAAGCTGCTGTCGTTGCACTTCGTCAATCATGACATCGCCCTCGCACGGTAACGAAGTAATCCCTCGAGCAGCCAGTTCGAACTCGAATCCGAAGTCGAAGTCGTAGTCGACTCGAGCGAGTCGAAAATCTCTCGCGCCACGACCGCGCCTACAAGGCAGTCGAAGTAGTGATTCTCACGCGCGGGTAAGAGTGTCCACTCGACGCACTGACGCCAAATCGACTGCGTGGCCACGCCGGTCTCCGACGTAAGATGCTCGATAACAACCGGCGCATCGACCGTGCGCGCGATCTCGACCGAAGACGATGCAAAAAGATTCGCAACACTCGTCTTAGCACGGTTCGTGTCGATAAGGACGCTGGTCGTAGCGCGATCCGGATCGCGGGTCATACGCCACGCGTTGCCAGACACGTCGCCTGGCTTCGTCAGCTCAACGACTGACGACTTCGAGCGTGCGCCAACGTAGCGACCGTAAGCCGGATAGACGCGATCGTGAATCGATGCTACTGACGACACGATGTCGCTACGATAACCGGCATCCACGAGTACGAAGCTATTCGGATAGCGAGCGCGAAGCTGCGCAAGAAGATCATGCAACCCTCGCTCGATCGACTGCGGCGCCGCGATGCGATAGAAACCTTCGAGCGAAAGCGCAGGTCGCGATGCGGAGTAGTAGTTTGCATGCTGTTCCGGCCAGGTCGAAAACGCTACACGTACACGGTCGTTCTCGCGAACAACGACCGCGTAGTAGAGAATCCGTTCCTGCACGTCGACGTAGATGCCAACTCGCTCCGAAGGCGCAATCGAGAAATCGCCGAACGCGGACGCAACCGACTCCGGCGCGATCGCGATCGAATCGTCCGCAACGACGTTGGCCGCAGGCTCGTTCTGATACTCGGAGTAAAATGCGTTACGATCCTGGAAGTAAAGATGCATCGCGTGCTGGATGGCCGACACTTCGATGCGCGGATCATAACACGCATCCCAAAACGGCACCGCGCCAGCATCGAGCTGCGTGCGATGCGCGAGATAGTAGTCGTTGATCCGCGCGTAATCGCGCACGCGGATCGCTTCGCGATAAACGCGTTCGTACTCCGACCACGCCGCCATATCGGTCGGCATCGAACGAAGAAGGCCAATACGTTCGCCGCTCCACTCGGGCAGCGACAACAGCTGGTCACTGAGATCACCGCGGCGAATGACAGTGCATGTACAGAGCACCGCGGCTTTGTGATCGTGCGCCATCGTACCGAGTATGTCGGACTGGATGAGAGCGCGTCGATATTCGCACTGTCGCGGCGACATCGCACTGTCACGCGTCTGCGGGTCGTCGATCAAGATGAGCTGTGGCCGCACGAGTCGACCGTCGGGCAACGCGTGCTGCAAGCCGCGCAACGAACCGCCACGCAGCGGCACCGACTGGATCAACGCGCCTGAGCACTTCGAACCATCGATCGACGCGAGGACGATCCGATCAAACGTAAGTCGAAGATGCGTCGGCTTACCGTCGAAGAGCTGAAACCGCATGCGCTGCAAGCTGCCGTCAGCACGCAGAATCGGATAACACGCCTCGGGATAATCCTCGATAAGCTCGCGCGCCGTCGTCAGCCAGAGAATAAGATTCTGAATCGTCTGCCGCGCACGCTGACCGTTCGCGGTCACTACGAGTACGTACTTCGCGTGGCCGTGCAAGACCGCCCACAACGCGGTCGCGAGCGAAAGCGAAGTCTTGCCACTGCCCCGCGGCATCGCGTACGCAAAGCAACCGCCACGAAGAACGACCTCTTCGAACTTCCGCGCGATCGATCGATGCGCGTCCGAAAACGGCAGCGAAAAGACCGAAGGAAGATACGTGCGACACCACTCGA